ACTGGGAGGGGCCGGCGCTGAGCGTGCTCGAGCGTTGGGAAAAACGTGCGCAAGTGCGGTTCGTTGAGTTGTTTGAACAGGAGGCGCGCCATGTCCTCGAGAGTGCTCGATAAGCCGTCTGATCTATTTTTTGCCATCGGTGACGCCATTTTGGCGGCAGATCTTGGCGTCAACGTGGGGAATTACGACGACTTTTCCGGGGTTGTCGGTGACGCGACGGTGTTGATCGAGATCGAGCGCAATGGCCATGGGAGTCGGGCCAATGATGGCCGCGCGGCACACGATCTAACGATCTCCCTGCACGGCGTAGTGGCCCGGTGGCGGGCTCACTCTCCGCTTGAGGCCGTCAACCTGGCCAGCGTGCTTAAGGATCTCGCCACGGATAACCGATGGGGCTTGCCAGGCGTTCAATGTGACATTCCCCGCAACGTTGAGGCGGTGCCGTCGATGTTCTCCACCGGTGAATCTGGTTACAACGCCTGGGCGGCCACGTTCACGCAGACGATCTACATCGGGCAGCCCTTGCTCGATGATCCAGTCGGAACGCCGAAAGTGGTGCGTGCCTGGGAGGTGGCCAGCGTCGACGATCCTAATGGTTACCGAGATCTTGAAGGGGGTGATTGATGTTTGACGCTCTGTTAAGGATGCGCCTCGGCCCGGTTGTCGACATGTTGCTCGAGCTGGAAACCGGTATTGAGGATCTGCGTCGGCGTTCTGATGGGTTCTGTCGGATCGGGGTGTGCAGTGAGGTCGATCCGGCGACCAACACTTGCAAGGTTTCCCATGGGGATCTGCTGACCCCCGCGATCAAGTTTTTCAACCCCAGCGCCGGCGAGCAGAGCGAATCCCGCATCCCTTCGCTGGGTGAGCAGTGTTTGTTGCTCAATTACGGCGGCGGCGAAAGCGGCGGGCAATCGGTCGCGCTGTTCGGCTTGAACACCTCGCAATTCCCCCCAGCCTCGACAGTGGCCACGCTGACGCGCCGGACCCACAAGGACGGCACGGAAAGCAGTTACGACGATGCATCACATACCCTGGAGTGGAAAAACGGCCAGACGGCGTTTAAGGGCTCCCGCGAGGGTGTTGAGCTTTCTGTCGGCCCGGCCAGCTTTTCCATGGCCCCCGAGGCGATCGAGTTGAAACTCGGCGCGGCTGGTTTCCGGATCGATGCCACGGGCTTCCACTTCCTCGGGCCTCTGGTAGATCACCAAGGGCGCCTTATCAGCAAGGTATAGGCCTCCCATGATTGGCATCGACAGAGATACCGGGGCAGCGGTCGACGACTGGCTGCAATTCGTGCAGCGCGCGACCCGGGCGCTAACCACGCCGATCGGCACCCGGCAAAAACGTCCGCTGTATGGGTCGCTGTTGCCGGAGCTGTTGGGCAAGACAGTCGGCGACGACTTGTTGATCCTCGCGCAGAGTCATGCGGCAGAGGCGTTCTATAACGAGGCGAACGGCATCGGCGATTTTGAGCCGGATGTAATCGTCGCCAGTCGCCGAGGTGCCGGGCTGCTGCTGCGGTTCGCGGGCACTTGGAAAAACCGCAAAGAGTCGTTCGAGGTGGTGACATGAGCATGTTGATCCCCGGTCAAAATCAGTTGGCCGAGCCGGCAGTGGTCACCGTTGAGGAATTCGAGGTACTGCTCGCAGAGTTCAAGGCGTTCGTGATCGATTACGTTGCGGCCCGATCGCCGGAAAACGCGGCAAAGCTGAAAACCAGCCTGGAAAACGAAAGCGAGCTGCTGACCCTGGCCCTTGAGGCCTTTTGTGTGCGGTTGCAGACTCATGAACGCAAATACAACGCGCGTATCAAGCAGATGCTTGCGTGGTGGGCCACTGGTAGCAACCTCGATGCCCGTCTCGCGGACATGGGCCTCGAGCGGCAACTGCTGGTCGCTGGAGATCTTGCCGCGTTTCCCCCGGTCGAGCCGATCTATGAAAGCGACGATGATGCCAGGTTGCGCTATTACCTGGCGCCTCATGCCCCGGCAGCGGGCTCGCGCATGCAGTACCGCCGCGAGGTGCTGACCCTTGGCGAACGCCCGGTGGTTAAGGTCGAGCCGGTGAGTTCTGGCGTGGTGTCAGTCACTTACACGTTTGACCCTGACGGGTTTGCCGCCCAGGTAAAAGACGGCAATGGGCGCCGAACGGCCCCGGGCAGTGTGTTGGTTACAGTGCTATCGCGTTCTGGTGATGGCACCGCGTCTGCGGATCTGCTCGCTGCGGTTCGCAAGCATTTCGCTCGGGATGACGTGAGGCCGGAAACGGATCTTGTCACCGTGCAGAGTGCGCAAATCAAGCGTTACAAGATCCGCGTGGTAGCCAAGATCAACGCTGGGCCTGACTCGGGCCTGACAAAGCTCGCTGCTGAAACTCATTTACAGGCCTATGCCGACTCCTGCCACCACCTCGAGGGGCGCGTAGATCCGAGCTGGATCGATTACACGCTGCACGCCGCCGGAGCTGTGCAGCTCGAGATTCTCGAGCCCTTGGCGCCGATCGCTACGACAGCTTCTGAGGCCCCGTATTGCACGGCGGTAGAGGTTGAGGTGCGTATTTTATGAGTGATGAATCGCCAAGCTACAGCCTCTTACCGGCTAATAGCTCGGCGCTCGAAAGGGCGCTCGATCTCGGTTTCGGCAAGTTGCTCGACCGTATTACTCCGCCATTTCCTGAGCTGATGAATCCCGAAGCGACGCCGGCGGAGTTTCTGCCCTACCTCGGAGCCGATCGGGGGGTCAGCGAGTGGAGATCCGAGGCCCCGGAGGCCGAAAAAAGGCTAACCGTCGCCTTGTCCTGGCCGACTAAGCGTCAAGCGGGAACGCGCAAGGCGCTGGAAAACGCGGCAAGGGGCTTGCAGTTGGTGCCTGAGGTAAAGGCTTGGTTCGAGCAGGTCCCGCCCGGAGCGCCGTACAGCTTCACCGTGCGGGCCTTTTCGTCATTGCCATACAGCCAGGAAATCGATGCGCGCCTCGATCAGCGCCTCGCTGACGCAAAAAGCGAGCGTGATGTTCTGGCAGTAACTGTCGGTCTGGCCGCATCGGGAACGCACTACATCGGCGCCGCGACTATCTGCGGTGAGCTGACCACTATCTATCCGATTGTTATCGAGGGGTTGGAAGCTTCGGGCCGCGCTTTTGTGGCTGTCGGGCATTACATCGTCGAGACGACAACTATTTATCCTCGGGGGGCCTAAATGGCTGACTTTTATACCTTGCTGACAAACGCAGGGATTGCTTACGAAACTGCATGTAAGGCCGCCGGGGCGCCGATCAAACTGGCGAAAATCTCGGTCGGCGATGGTAACGGTACGATCTATAACCCCGACGCGACCGCCACCGCGCTAAAGCGCGAGGTATGGCGCGGCGACTTGAACGCGCTGTTTCAGGACCCCTCAAATCCAAGTTGGCTGATGGCCGAGGTAACGATTCCGCCTGAGGTTGGCGGCTGGTATGTGCGCGAGGCTGGGCTCTGGACTGACACCGGAATTCTGTACGCGGTTGTTAAATATCCTGAGTCTTTCAAGCCTGTGATGGCGACCTCGGGGTCGGGGAAAGAGTTCTATATCCGGTCCGTTTTCGAGACGAGTAACGCGGCCCTGGTCACGCTGTTGATTGACGATACGATCGTGAAGGCGACGCGGTCGTGGGTATCGAGTTATGTTGCTGAGGAGCTTGCTAAGCTCGATGCAAAGCAGTCTGTGCGTGTGGCAACAACGGCAAATATTGTTTTGTCCGGTCCGCAATCAATTGACGGCGTTGCGGTTGTTGCCGGTGATCGGGTCCTCGTTAAAAATCAGACTGCGGCAAAAGATAACGGAATTTATGTTGCGGCGGTCGGTGCTTGGATCAGGTCGTCGGATGCGAACAGCAGTGCGAAAGTTACGCCTAATATGATGATCTCTGTCGAAGTTGGTACGGCTCAGGCCGATACTATTTGGCAACTGATCACTGATGGCGTGATTGTCCTCGGTACTACTTCGCTCGTATTCAGGGATGTAAGTGCGGGTTTTGCTCGTTTGCTTTCTCCTGGCTTTACCGGCAACCCCACGGCGCCTACGCCTTCACGTTTCGACAGCAGTAATTCGCTGTCTACGAGCGAATTTGTTCGACTGCAAGGCAAGCAGTACTCTGGGTTTACCGCCTTTAACGGTAACGGGGAGATCCCTGCTTCATCGGTGGGCCAGCTATTTACCTTGTTCGGTAGCGCGGCAAACAATTTAAAGTTGCCGCCTGCGCTGGGAATTCCTGCGGGATCAACCGTAACTATCTACTGTTACAACACGGGTTCTGTCGATGTTACTCGTGCTGGTACTGATTTGATTTACGGGAGTTTCATCCCGGGCGCGCTTACTTCTGCCTTGGCCGTAAACATGATTTACGGTGACGTGCTTGAATTAACAGTGATCGGGAATTCTGCCGGTGCTGGAAGTTGGTACATTACTGGCGGGAACATGTTGGTAAGTAATGCCGTTCCGCAGTTTGATAGTGGTAACAGGCCTGCGTCCACGAAGTTCTTGAAAAGAAGAGGTGTTGAGTGGTCTAGCTTCACTGCTGTTAATGCAAGCGCTGTATTAGATAATAGTCATATTGGCGGCGTAGTTAGTTCGGGTTCTTCGACAGCAATTAACATTACTTTGCCGACTACCGCTCAAGTAGGTATTGCCGCGCGGATCGAGATTATAAGCGGTGGCGTCGGCGCTGTGACGCTGCTTGCCTCGAGCGGCGATCAGTTGACAAATATGAGTGGCAGCTCGATCTCCATTGTTCTCGGCCAGGGTGATTCGGCGATTCTTGCTCGTCTGGCTGGGGAGTGGCGCCTAGTCGGCGGGTCGATGGCGCTAAAGGGCTCGGCCTTATTTGCCGCGTCTATGGCCTTGCCTGGTTACTCCAAGTTGCCAAGTGGCTTCGTAGAGCAGTGGGGGCAGGGCACAACGTCTACGTCTGGTGATGTGGAAATTGTCTTCCCGATAGCATGGTCCATCATGCCTCTTTCAATTCATGTCACGCCTGTGATCGGCCAGGACGTAGCACGGCCAACCATTCTGATGACGACATACAAGCCTGCAACGGGGCTGTCTCGGTTCGCTGTGGGTGGTTTTCTGAACGGCGCCAGAATCGGCGAGACGTTCTTCTGGCGTGCGATTGGGAAAATTTAAGGAGCCACTATGTTTTTTTACAGCGCAAAAACTGGCGGCTTTTATGATCCGGTGTTTCACGGCTCCCGTCGAA